TGGCGGTTTGGTGCCCAAAGTGCGGGTGCCACCGGCACAGCCGCAGGTCAATCAATCGGTGCGCATCGTCAACGCCATTGACCCGGGCGTCACCCACGACCACCTGCAGTCGCCTGCCGGAGAAAAAGTCATCGTCAACATCATCGGGCGCAATTCGCGGGCCATCCGCGCGGCGCTGCAGGGGTAACTTATGGCACTACTATTTATCGACGGTTTCGATCACTACGACCCACAAGCCATGGACGCCTTTGGCGATCCGTGGCTGGCGCGCGGCAAAGCGGCGTATCTCTCGCCGCAGGCCACCCGCATCAATGGTCGTCGTCCGTCCTCCTACGCGCTGCGTCTGCCGGAAGGATCGGGCGGCGGCTACGTCAAGAACCTCGACGTCACCAAAACCAGCCTGATCGTGGGCGCGGCCGTGCGGGTGGTGCCGTTTCAGAACACTGGAGTCGAGCCGCTGCTGATCGGCGTGCGCGATGCAAATTCGCAGGTCGCCCACCTCGTCAAGATCGGTGAGGACGGACGGCTGAAACTCTACCGCTGGCAGTACGGCTACGACCAGCTGATCTCGACCTCGGTGGCCACGGCCCCGGCGCGCGGCTGGCACTACGTCGAACTACAGGTTACGCAAGGCACCAGTAACGGGGTGCTGTCGGTACGCATCAACGGCATCCTGGCGATCCAGATGGCCGCGCAAAACACCATTCAAGGTGGTGGCCAACTGCTTACCGCCTTTGTCGGTGCGGTTCCCGGCCAGAGCTGTCCGCTGACGCTGGATGTTGATGACTTCTACATCGCCGACACCACGGGCACGATCAACAACACCTTTTTGGGTGATGTGCGCGTCGATGCCTTGCAAGCGCAGGCTGATGGCAGCTTGAACCAGTGGACAGCCAGTCCCGTCGGTACCGCCGCGTGGGAGTCGGTCAGCGATGAGGACGAGTCCACCGCCATCAGCGCGGCAAGCAGCGGTTTGCGCCAGTCCTTCGACGTGATGCCACTGCCGGTGATGGCCACGCCTGCCATCTACGGCGTGCAACTGACGATGCTCGCCCGAAAGACCGACGCTGGTCTGGGCAAGGTGAAAGGTCTCGTGGTGAGTGGCGCGCAGACGCTCACCAGTGCCGACATCATCTTGCAGGAGCAACTGGCGTGGCAAAGCACGCTGTTCGAGCGCAATCCCAACGGCAGCGTGCAGTGGACTGAGGCCGCCTTCAATGCGGCTGAGTTTGGGGTGGAGTCGGCATGACGGATCGCGTTGTCGACCGCGAAGTCGCGGAGGTTTCCAGCAAACCCACGCCCGGGGCCGCACTGCCGGTTTTCCAAGGTGAGGTGCTATCTCGCGCATCGTTCGGGGCTCGTGCAGCCATCCTGCAGGTGGAAACATCGACAGCGCCTCAGCCACCCAATCTGGCTGCGGTCTGGCTGGCAGAGTCACTGGCGCAGCCGTGGCCGCCCATCGATGCGCCGATCTTTCTGGTCGAGGTGCTGCGACGGGATACCGCCGCAAGCGGCATCGTCGCAACCGGCATGGATGCGTTTGGCGACCAGCCCTGGCCAACCGCCCAACGCGGCGTATTTGCCTTTCGCCACGATTGGATGGAGCCACTCGTGGAGCGACTCGAGTGGCAGACCAGCGTAGTGCGACTGGCCAGTGGCAACGAATCGCGTCAGGCCCTACGTCGCGTGCCCCGGAGGTTGCTCTCGTACCGGATAGGAAACGCCCGTCAGACCGATGCACTTGTCGCCGACTGGCTGACCGACCATTTTGGAAAACCCGCGCTGTGGCCACTGCCACAGTACGCCGTTCACTTGACCCAAGCTGCAGAACGTGGCGCGCTGGCTCTCGAAGTGACGGATGCTGACTGGCGGACTTTCGGGCCATCGTCTGCTGAGTTGCGGCTGACTTACGGCGGCTTGCAGGGCTGGCAAGGCGAGGATCGCTGGGTGGTGATTTGCGCTGCCGATGGCTGGCAAGTGTCGCAACTGACCGACGTCGAAAGTGATCTGTTGTGGCTGAGCGAACCACTGGCACGCGCCATTGCCGCAGGGTCATCCGTGATGCCGCTGCTGTGGGGAACCACTGTCGATCCGGCAGCATTGACCCAGTGGGTGCCGGGCATGGTCGGCGGCAGCGCTACGGCCAACATCGCGCCTGCAGAAACTCCGGACATGGATGCCGTCGACGACCCGTGGCTCGACGAGATTCCAGTCTGGCCGGATGGAAACTGGCGCGACGATCCCACGGCCAATGTGGCAGGCGTCATCGCGCGCCAGGACTTTTCTCTGGCAGATCCGTGGATTCGCCGGGACGACCCGTGGCCGGTGGGTACCTTCCAGCGGCGCTATCTGGCCAGCAACCTTGATGAGATCGAGGTTTGGCGTGGGCGGCTGTGGCGCACCCAAGGTCGGCTGGAAGCCTTCTGGCTGCCCGATGGTTTGGCTCCAGTGTTGTGGGTCACGAGCGAAGCTTCGCCTGACGATGGCTATCTGCGCGTCAGCGGTGACGACGTGTCGGCCTTCTGGCATCGCCCCGTTGCCTGCGTGATTTCGCATCCAGACGGTTATCGGCAATACGCGCTGACCTCGACTTGCCATTTCGATCAAGGCGGCGTGTTGGTTTTGCGCTCCGGCATCGATGAATTTGTGCCTGCGGGTAGCCGGGTGTTTCGCCTCGTGCGCTGCCGTCTCGACCACGACGCCATCGATTTGTATTGGCACAGCCCGCAGCTCATGGAAATCACGCTGACCGCGCGCCAGTTACCCGAACCGCGTGGCAATGACCGAGAAACCTATGGGGAGTACGCCGCATGAGCAATCAGCCAATGATGGAAGTCGAGCTGTACGCTTTTAATAGTGCCAGCGGCCAGTTCCTGCTGACGCCGCACGAATTCGACGTCGACCTCGATGGCAATCTGTACGCGAGCCTATCCATAGAACGCAACGAACTGGCGCTGGGTGCCGAAGCGGCCAAGTCGGCGCTGGAGCTCAAACTGCCACCCGACTGCGATCTCGTGCGTCATTTGCTCGCCACCTCTCTGACGGGGGAAACCACCTCGATCACCTTACGGATCGGACGGCGCGACACCTGGAGTGACTACTGGTGGCTGTCGGGCACACGCTGGATGGGTCGGGTGTTGGGCGTCGAGATCGCCGAGGATGCTGCACGTATTCGCTGTGAAAGCGCGCAGGTCAGCCTCAAACGAATCGGCCTGCGTCGGCTCTACAGCCGCAAATGCTCGCACGTCTTGTATTCGAGCGCTTGCGGTGCCTCGCAGATTTCTGCCAGCGCCTTCGTAGTCAACACCAATGGCCGCAACGTGGAACTCGACGGCGGCGTTCCATCTGGCGTGAGTGGTGGCGTAGCCGGAGGCTGGCTGCAGACGCCGGAAAACGCTCGCCACATGATCGTCAGCGACTTCGGCAGCGGCGTGGAGTTGCTCTATCCCGTTGCCATCGAACCGGGCACCGAGGTGCAACTGACTGTCGGGTGCGATCACAGCACATCCACCTGTGAGTCGCGCTTTGGCAACCTCGACAACTACGGCGGCTTCCCCGCCATTCCAAGCAAGAACCCGTTCTCTACGGGCGTTTTCTGAGGGCTGGCCATGTGGTATCTCGTCGTCATCATCGTCGCTGCGCTCGTTTCTGTCGCGCTCGCGCCCAAGCCACCCGAGCCTAAACCGGCGTCGCTCTCCGACATCGATGCACCCACCGCAGAAGAAGGCCGACCGATTCCCGTTGTATTCGGAACGGTGCTGCTACGCGGAGCCAACGTCGTCTGGTATGGCGACTTGGAAGCCGACCCGATCAAGAAGAAAGGAGGCAAGAAATGAGCACTGAACCTGTCATCACCATCGATCACGTGCGTGCCGTCGGCCTTTGCGTGAACGGCACGCGCACGTGGTTCGCGCGTCACGATCTTGATTTTCGCGCTTTTCTGCGCGAAGGCCTTGATGCCGACACCTTGCTGGCCACCGGCGACGCAATGGCCCAGCGCGTGGTTGAACACGCCCGCCAGCAGGAGCAAGACTGATGGGTGGCAGCAGCAAATCCCAGACAGTCGGTTACCGCTACCGCATGGGGCTGCATTTGGCTTTATGTCAGGGGCCGGTCGATGCTGTGCAGGAGATCCAGATGGGTGACCGTACCGCGTGGGGCGATGCTGACCGAGGCATCGTGTCCATCGGGCACGGTCTGACCAGCATCAGCATCAACAAGCCCGATCTTTTTGGGGGCGATTCACACGAGGGCGGCGTGGTCGGAAATATCGACGTGCTCGCAGGTGGTGCTGGCCAAGGGCGCAACGACTACCTGATGAGCCGACTGGGCAGCGCCATCCCGGCATTCCGGGGTGTGCTGTCGTTGGTGGCCCGCAAGATTTTGTTCGCGGCCAATAACCCGTATATCAAACCGTGGGCCGTGCGCGTGCGCCGCTTTACTGCTGGCTGGCATGGGCAAGCGTGGATGGAGTGGAACGCCGAGGTGCGTGTCTGGGATGACGACGAAGGCCAGGAAATCAGCGTGGGCATGAACCCGGCCCACATCCTGGTGCAGTGCCTCACCGACCCGCACTGGGGCATGGGCTATCCGCAAGACTCCATCGGTTGGAGTTTTTGGAACGCGGCGTCGGCACTGTCGAGCGAAGGCTTCGGCCTCAATCTGGTCTGGACCCGCCAGCAGTCCATCGAGAGCTTCATCGGTCAGGTAATCGACCACATCGGCGGCATCCTCTACACCGATCCCGAGCAAGGCACATTCGAGCTCAAGTTGCTGCGCGACGATTACTGGATCGATAGCCTGCCGAAGTTGGGCCCCGACGAGATCGTGCGTCTCGAACGCTTTGAACGTGCCCAATGGGGCGAGCTGCCCAACGAATTGACCGTGATCTACTCGGACTGGCAAACCGGCGGGGACACCACCGTCACGGTGGAGAATCTCGCCGCCATTCAGTTGCAGGGCGGCGTGATCAACCAGCGCCGTGACTATCCTGGCGTCAACTACGGGCCACTGGCCGCGCGGCTGGCTTTGCGCGATCTGCGGGCCTTGGGCTCACCCTTGGCCCGACTCAGTCTGACGGTGGCGCGCGAAACATTGGAGCGCCCACCGCTGCCGGGCGATGTATTCCTGCTGAACTGGCCTCGTTTGAGCATCGATCAGATGGTGGTGCGCGTGACTGGCATCGACACCGGCAAGCTGGGCGCTGCCGAGTGGCGTATCGAGGCCATCGAGGACGTTTTCGGCATGAGCAACACTGTGCTGTCGCCACCGCCGCCACGCATCGAGGAACCCACCATTGAGCCGCTACCGCCAGCGTTGGTACTCGCCGTCGAAATTCCGTACTGGGAACTGTCGCGCAAGTTGTCGCGTGCGGATCTGGCCTATCTGACTGATACGGACACCTATCTCGGCGCACTGGCGGCTGCAGGCGGCACCGGGCAACTGAACTGGCAACTGGCTATCGGCGCATCAAGTGGCGACATCGCGGCTGTCGTGGGCGAGGACTATGCGCCACTGTTCACGCTCGACGCGGCCTTGCTTGCGACCGAATCTGATGCGATGGCAGTGCCGATGACCGCCGTCAGCCAACCAGAACGACTTGCCGTTGGCGACTACGCCTATCTGGTGGATGCCAGCGGAGCACTGATTGAGGCCGTGGCGATCCTGGCCTTTGACACGGGCAATGCGACCATTGATTTGGCGCGAGGCGTACTCGACACCACGCCTCAGTCCCACGCGCTTGGAACACGCCTGATTGGCGTCGGTGATTGGCTGGCATCGGAGAGCGCCGAGCGCGCGCCCGGTGAGTCGGTGTTCGTGGGAGCGATTCCGCGCACTTCGACCGAGCAAGGCGATCCGGTTCTGGCCAGCAATGGTCAACCGCTCGCGCTGGTCGGTCGGCAGGCGCTGCCGTATCCACCCGGCCGCATCCGAATCAATAACAACATTGATCCGGCAACGGTTTCGGGCGACATCACCTTGGCGTGGGCCCATCGCGACCGCACGCAGCAAACCGCCTACCTCGTGCAGCAAAACGAGGGCGATATCGGGCCGGAGTTGGGCGTGAGCTACACCGTGCGCATCCGCAATCGGGTCGGCAGCGCGGTGCACACCGAAACAGGTCTGATCGGCACCACCTTCATCTGGAGCACAGCGGTTGCCGCCGCTGAGGCCGGTGCGCTGGGCGACCGCATCACGGTGGAGATCAGCGCCGAACGCGATGGATTGAGCAATTGGCAGCCACAGGTGCGCGTCATGGATCGGACAGGTTACGGCCTGCGCTGGGGCCAGTATTGGGGAGGTGTTTGATGGAGCCGCGCATCGATGTTCATCTGCTCACCTTGAACGAGCCTGCCGAATGGCGCGAGGCCTGCATCGCCGGTCTCGAAGGAGCACCGATCCAGTTGCACGTGCTGCTGGGCATCCCGGGCCGCATCGGTGAGGCACGCGCGGCAGGCTATGCGCAAGGCACGTTGCCGCTGGTGTCCTTCGTTGATCCCGATGATCTGTACGAGCCTAGCGCCTTTACACAGTTGGCCGATGCACTGGATGCCTGCCCGCAAGCCGTGATGGCCTACACCGACGAGGCCCTGACGGACGAGGCTGGCCGGGACATCGCCGTGCGGCGTCTGGCCTACAGCCGCTGGCAGCACGCCAACAGTGCCAGCCACGTTCACGGCCTGATCGTGATGAGGCGTGCCGCCGTGGAATCTGTGATCAAGGAAACCACGGACATCCACAACTTTGCCGATTGGATGCTGACGCTGCTCGTCGCCAAAAGTGGCGGCGTGCTGCACCTGCCCATCGTCGGGCGTCATTGGCGGCAGCACCCGCAGCAAAGTCACCGAACTGGCGATCCGGACGCTGTCCCGCGCATTCGCCAAGCATTGAATCTCTGGAGATAAACCATGTCATCAACCGACCCGAATCTTGGACTCAACTACGGCTGGACGCTCGGCGAGAGCGGCTGGGATACCGGCATGGACGCCAACCTCAAGCGCCTCGGCGCAGTGGTGGGCCTGTCCGTGAAAGACCGTGACCTGACTGCACCACCTGCCAGCCCAGTCAACGGCGACCGCTACCTGGTTCCCGCAGCCGCCACCGGAGCGTGGGTCGGAAAGACCAATCAGATCGCCGCGCGTATCGCCGACGTCTGGGAATTCCACGTACCCAAGATCGGCTGGCTTTGCTACATCGAGGACGAGGCCAAGCTCTCGGTCCTCAAGACCACCGGCTGGAGCGCCGGTATCGCCATCTGAATCGCCCATTTTTACCCCTGAAACCCGCCCACGAGGCGGGTTTCGCATTTCTGGAGAACGCAAATGAACGCACCCACTGTGACTGAGGGCATGGTCACCATGCCCAAGGATGAATTCGAAGAACTGCTGGAACGTGTTGCCGAGCGCGGCGCGCGTGCGGCGCTGTCCGATGTCGGCCTCGACGGCGAAAACGCCGCGAACGACATTCGCGAGCTGCGCGGCTTGCTGGAGGCCTTCAATACCGCCAAGCACACCGCGTGGCAGACGGTGATCAATCTGGTCACCACGGGTTTCCTGCTGGCGCTGGTTGCGGGCGCGCTCATCAAGCTCAAGGTGTTCGGAGGTGCCCAATGATCGAGACATTACTTGGCGGCCTGCTGGGCGGTGCCTTCCGCCTCGCCCCCGAATTTCTCAAATGGCTCGACCGCAAGGGTGAACGTGGCCACGAGCTGGCGATGCAGGACAAGGCGCTGGAATTCGAGAAGATTCGCGGCGCGCAGCGAATGAACGAGATCGGCGCAGGTGCCGATGCCGCGTGGAACGTCGGTGCCATCGAAACCCTGCGGGATGCCGTG